TAATAGTATAAATTCCAGTAGATTGTTCAAATACTAATCTATCGCCGGTGACTAAAGTGTAACCATACAAGTCTTTAATTCCGACTTTACCTATATAATCAGATACTGATCCTGTTAATATTGTTGCAATAGTAGTCTTAACATTGTTTGGCCAATTGTATAATTTAGTATATCTATTAAATGTAATAATAGGACGTTTTGCTTTATTTGCTTCGGTGACTATGTTGTTAACCGGAACTCCGAGAAAATCAGCAACTACTTTAATTAAATTAATATGATACAGTGATCAATAACTCCCCAATTGATTTTCATTAGAAACATATTTGTCTATAGTAATATATTCTGGTTCAGATGTAACAATTTGACTGCCGTCCCATACTTCGCTGTCCCATTTAATTGCAGGAGCATCTACTAGCGGATCTGATTTATCCCAAGGACGTTTTTTTAGATAGCTGTTTGGAATCCTCTTGTCAATTTCAGTTGTTCTCAAGAATCCAATGCTTTCGCCCACTCCTGTAACAAAATAAGTTTTAGGCAGGTCTGGGTCAGCTGTAAGATATACGTTATCTACAAAACCAGTAAAATATACAACCATGCCGGTTTGTAGTGTCAATGATTTACCAGTTATATCATCTACAATAGTAATTGCAGGTTTTCCTATTATATCATCGATAATTGAGAATTTATTTCCTCCGCCCGAAGCTTCATCTAAATGAATTCTCATAGCCGGTAAATCATTTGCAACCCAATAATAAGAATAATAACTAGCAAGTCTTGCTGTAATAACTGGCAAGTCTAAAATGTTTATATCCTTGTCGAGTTGAATTCCATCTTTTAATTCTAATCCTTTAACTCTAAAATAATTCTCTATATCTAAATAACTTGCCTTGCCCAGATAAGAGTCTGCAGAATCTCGCATAACTAACATATTGTTAGCTTGACTTTCTCTGCGAACTTCGTCTGTTTCTACTTTAAAAAACTCTTGTACGCCGTTCGTTGCGGAACGCAAGCCGATAGTTTCTTTAAAGTTTAATAATTGCCCTTTACTAGTCATTAAATCTAGACTAGAGTCTAACATTTTTCTGTTAGGTTCTGTAGCAAGTACCTGCGGCAAAAGATTAATGTTCTTAACCTTTTTAGCAGTTACCTCTGCGGGCTTTTTTGTTTGTTTGCTCATCGACTGATCCTAATATTAGTGTCTGTAATTTCATTGATAACGATAACATCGTTTACTCCGGCTACACTGGTTACAACTTCATTTCTGTCTGGTTGAATTTGAAACAACGTACCAAATCTTCCTTCTGCACTTAAAGGCACAATAACAACGCTGTTTAAATCAGATGTCAATGCAGAATGTATGTATGCTGCCAATTCGGTGAAGTAAAATATTTCACCGAATCCAAAATTACCAGGAGTAAAGAAAGTATCAATAGCATTAATTACTTTACTTTTGATCTCGCTGTCTGTTAATTTTGTCTTTAAACTCTTAACAACTTTAAACTGCGCTTGAAATTCTGGATCGGCTAGAGTTCCAAACAACGGTTTAAATTTAACAGGGTGGAATATAACTTCGTCTGTCATCATTTTATATTGCTTTAGTCCGCTGAAATTATCACGCAACTCCTCGCTGGTTTGAGGAAGAGGAGATACAATTGATGAGTCGTTTTTCTTTTTCCATGCAACATAATCATCATTGTAAGATTTAGTTAAAACATATGCATCAATAATATTAGTCAAGCTAGGATTTAATGTTTGATCAATCGGAGTGTTATGCTCCCATTTAAATGCCAGATCCATTTTACCGTTAGGTGTGCTTAGAATTTGTTCTGGCGTAGTTAACTCAGCAGGAATAATATAACTAAACTCGCCTTCGTTGTACGTAATAAGTGCTAGTTGACTATCTCCAACAATATTAAGAAAATGCTCAGGATCATCTGGTAAAAAGTCATTGTTTAAATCTAGCGGGGTAATTTTTACTTTACTATTATCAGTATACCCATCGTCATATACATAGTATCCGCTGATGCGATATTTTTTCAAAACTGACAATTTACCAGAGTCTAAAGTTACTAAACTAATGTAATCGTTGCTAACTGTTTTAAAGTTTGGATTGAATGTTGCGGCAAAATTAATATTATAAAAACGTATTAATTCTTTGCTGCCAAAAATATAATCTAATTGACGTGTTGTTATAGTCCAGCCAGCTGGCTCTCGTTTGACATAAATCATCCAGCCAGTTGAATTGCTATTAGAATCATAATTAGCAGTTGGATTTATTGTAGTAGTAACTGCATCTATGATAGTCCACTTCGGTGTCAAATTATCAAACTTTAATGCAAAGCTCGTTGGATTGTCGGCATTTAATTTTTCAAGAATTAGTTCTCGTGTAAGAGTGTCAAATACTCTAGCAAATGGAGGAAGTATTTCTACTAAACGATCTGTAGTTGTTAAAGATGTATTAATTTCTACAGGGCCATGGCCGTTAGACAATAAACCAGTGTACACATAATCAATATCTTCGATGCCCAGGCCATCGCCTCTGATGTCGGCTATTGTTACCCATTTAGTTTTGCCTAGACTGTCTTCAAATTTAACCAATGCACTTGGGCGCATTGATCTTAATTCGGCACCAGTAGTAAATCCTAATTTCATAGGAACTTTGGATGCAAGCGATTCTGAAATAAAACCATTGCTAGATTTTAAATCATTATAAGAATATCTCCAACGGTAATCATGTACCTTGAATACCTGTGATCCGCTGGCATGGGTGGCAGGTTTTTTCGCTATATTTGCTGGGTCAGTTAAATTGTTTGGGTCATATTGTTGTGCTCTCCATACTCCTGTAAATTTATTTCCAGTAATTCCAGTATATACAAATAGCTCATTATCAATTTGTAACATACCGCCATTAATGTCAAAATTATCATAAGCATTAAGAGTATTGATGCTAGCAACTGGAATTTCTATGATTGTAGAAGTAGCATCAATGTTTTCTGTTAATGTTGCATAATAAATTGTTTTATTTAATTTAACACTAGGAAAATACTGTGTGCTGGCACCACCAGTTACTCCTGCTAAATTTAATTTTCCGTAATAAAAATTCAATAATCCGATATCGGATAATTGTTTTTCGATGTACTCGTCTAGAAAGTCAACTGGTCGTCGACTCGAGTTATCTGCAACATATAAATTTTTAGCATATTCATTTTTATAAATGTATCCGTCATCACCGAATTCAATTAGTGGCCTATTTTTTCCTGTAGGGTCGCTAAGGTCAACATAACGACTGTGTCCACTAAATGTTCTGTTTTCAGATTTCATAATCAACACGTCGCTGTTAAGCGTTGGCAGGAAACCATTATAATCGTCACCAGTGACCATTCTGTTTTTACTATAAAATGCTTCGGGTGCATTACGTTTAATCTCGTCAACTGTTTCGCTAGGCAATCCAGTTATCATGTTATCTTGTAATTCTAGAGTCATAGTCAAAGTATAACTTTGATTATTTGCATTGACATATGCAATATTGAACGTAGCGTTATTAACTTCTCCGGATTTAACTCGAACAAATCCATCCTCTGCCAAACGATACCAAACTTTTATTTGTCCTGTCGGAACATTTGTAAATGCACCATCACCAAATTTAATACTTGTGACATCGGCATCGCTGTAAATAACTTCGTATAAATCTTTTTCGTTACCGCTGTATTCGTTTAATACTATATTAGAAAAATTTAAATCGCTGACCTTTTTCCACGACTTTAATATAGCACCAGTGTCATCAACAGTCTGTACAAAGAAATCCTCTTCGCTGATATTTCCTGTACCGGGGATATCTATAGTTAAATTTGAGGTAGGACTATATATTTGTTGAACTGTATTAACCAAAGTACCTTGTTTAATAAAACAAAAGAATCCAGTTTTTGAACTTCCTACTCCTTTGCCGTCATTTCTATACATTATACTAAATGCGCTATCTAGGTTGGGTTCAGATTGTGTAAGTGCTCCGTCAGAACTAATGTCAATGGGCAATATATCAAATGCTAAATTTATCCCGTCTACTTCGCCGTTAATAGAGTAATGAGTTAATAACTCTGCGCCTAAATTGTTAAAGTTATAGATTTCAAATAAGTTGCCTGTATCAGAGTTTGTGCTACGCTTTACCGGAGTACCGAATTGATTATTATTGTTGAACGATGCATTGATAACTCTAATAAAACGTTCATATTCTAATTCGCTGGGGTCAGCACCCCATTGGATTGTTTTGTTAGATAAATTTACTCCAGTACTATCTAATATTGGTTCAGATGTATTGATGCTAACAATTTTCATGAACCCTTGAGAAGGACGAACACGCTTTGGTTTGTATGATAGCATACGTGCAATACGCAATACACTTTCACGTTTTTCTGCTGTGTCTAAAATGTTTTCACGAGCATTTAAGTCCATACGGAATGCTAGGTTTTGACCTACATAAGCTACTAAGTCAACTAGAGCAATAAATTCACTGTTCTGTGTATAGTCGTTAAATTCTTCTGGATAGTTAAACTGAACGTAGTCAATCATTGCTTGACGCAATGTGTCAAAGTCGTAGCTACGGAACTCTGCATTTTTGAAACTAGAATAAACTACTGTCCAGTCTTCTGCTCCGTATAAGTTTTCTTGTCTAATTGCCTTGGGCATAGTTTATCCTTTTATCCGTTTTCTCGTTCTGCGGTTAAGTTTCTGTTAAACACCGCTACTAAATCTGTTTCTGTTGCTGTTGGAACATATCGCAAACTAATTGTCACAATAATTGTGTGTTCGTTGTCTATTACATCTATGTTTAATAAAGCTAGTCGAGGATCTTTAGTTACAATACGTAAACAATCTGCTCTAATAACCTCTACTACTTCATCAGTCAGCGGATTAAAAAGCATATCCCACACTATGCTACCAAACTGCGGACTCATTAATCGTTCGCCTTTGCGAGTATAAAACTCGTTGAGCAAATCACGCTTTGCGAGGTCTATGTCGTAGAGTTTGAAATTGCCCCACGTTTTATCAACAGTACTATAACCTTTGAATTTTCTCATATATGTATTTATTATGAAATAATGTATGTAGATAACGAATCAATAAAAAGGCACATAATGTGCCTTTTATTATCCTGTTGCTATTAGCTTACTGTCGTAGCCCAAGTATTCTGCCCACGCAGGATCTCGCATTTGATAGGGATTATGTTGTTTGACAACTTTGACCATTTGCCAATAGCTGGGTTCTTTGGGTTTAGTCATAGGCTCGATTACTTTAGCACCCTTGAGCCAGTTACAAGTACCACAGCAGGTAACTAAATTACTCCATGAACTGTTGCCGCCTTTGCTTTTAGGTGTGACATGATCTAGAGTCAAGTCTTTGGCTTGAAATTGATCGCCGCAGTATTGACAAGTATAGTTGTCACGTAGATAAACCATCTTACGGTTAAACAATACTTTGTGTTTTGGTCGTACATAACGTTTAGTCATGATGATGCTAGGCACAGGTATTGCTAGTTTCTGACTGTGAACTACCCAGTCATCATATTCTTTGATCACAGATACTTTGTTTAGGAAAACAAGTTTAATGGCCATGGTCCAATCTACAACACTAGGAGGCAACATAGATAGCGGACTGCCATCGCTGTTCAAAATTAATGTATCGCTCATATTTTTATTTAATCTTATCGGCCAGATAGGCGTAAAAACTATTATACACACTTAAATATATATTGTCAACTATGACAGTTTTTAGGAGACTGCAATGGACATCGACTCACTCGAACATCACATCAGAACTGTGGACAACAGACACACTCAATTAGCAAGACAGATTGAACAGCTTACTTCTCATCCTAGTTGGGATGAATTTCAAGTAGAAACACTTAAAAAAGAAAAACTCAGACTCAAAGACGAATTAACCATGTTGTACCGAAGACGACACGAACTAACACAAGAACATCACTATGAATAATACACCAAAACGAATATTAATAATGGGTTTACCCGGGGCAGGCAAGACCTATTTGGCTCAACATATTGTTGACCATTTACAAGCAGATAAGAAACGTGTAGGTTGGTTAAATGCCGATGATGTACGTAAAAAATATAATGACTGGGACTTTAGCAATGAAGGACGTATTCGTCAAAGTTTGCGTATGCGTGAACTAGCAGATGCAATGACTGATGTAGATTATGTTATCTGTGACTTCGTTGCACCATTAGTTGAAATGCGTAATAACTTTAAAGCAGATTGGACTGTATGGGTCGATACTATTGACAAGGGTAGATACGAAGATACTAACAAAGCCTTTATCCCACCTGAACAATATGACTTTAGAATTACTGAACAGAATGCTGTTAAGTGGGGCGAATTTGTTGCCGCACATATTATAGATAACAGACTACGTCCTGTGTTTGATTGGAAGAAACCCACAGTACAGATGCTAGGTCGTTGGCAACCATGGCATGAAGGGCATCGTGCGCTATTCGAAAGACTTCTGGCCAAAACAGGTCAGGTAATTATTCAAGTTCGCGACGTGCAGGGCTGGCAAGGTAGCAATCCTTTTGAAGTTGAAAAAGTTAAAGGTTTTATTAAAAGAGACTTAGACATGTTATATCAAGGACAATATGAAATACAAGTTGTACCTAATATTGTACATATTGGCTGGGGTCGCGGGGTAGGATATACCAGCGGGGAAGAAACCTTTGATGAATCTATCACTGATATCAGTGCTACTAAAATTAGAAAACAATTAGGTTTAAAATAATCTAACGTAAATGTTAACCATAATTTCGTCTATTGTTTTGACACTAACCGCTGTCTTATAATACTTAATTTTTCGGCAAAACTATTTATTGTCTAAATTAATAAAATTGAAAATATTTTTTATAAAGTTGATTTTGTAATGTCAGCAAATCCCGGACGAACTGAAACTAGCGGATCTTTACTTGCAATTAAATTATCATGTATCGGTCCGGCCGTTTCGCCTTGCCAATGAAGGGCGGCAGAAGATGGGGTAATTTCTTCCGGCCATTTTTCAAAACTTAATAAAACAAACCCTTTTTCAGTTGCAGTACCACCATGATACTCTCCGTCCTTTAATTTAGACAGTCTTAATGCAAACGCTTCATTGCCCTTACCGTCACTGTTTTTACCTATATCTGTAGCCCATGACATTCCTTGTGCTGCCATAAATACCAATGTAACTTCCATTCCAGGGTGTGCATGATGGGGCAATATCTTGTCTGGTTTGATAATATACAATTCGACCTGATATTTTCCTTGTCTAAAGACACATATCGAAGTAGCATCATCTGTATACATTACACTAGAATTCCACGGAGTCATTAATGGCATTTTAGCATCTGAATACCATTCTATAAAATCTTCAAGGGTATCCCAGTCTTTTGGAATATCCATAGATTTTTTCAAATCTTTTAAAACTGCATTTGGATCACGGTCAGTTGACATAATTTATTATTAAGATGTTACTTCGGAAATAACGGTTCTAATAATACCAGTATTAGTATTATGATTATCTCTACGTTGCCATTGAGCAACAACGATAGGATCTGCGGCTGCGGCATCGAAATCTTCTTTAGTAGTCCACGTAACTACTGTAGTTTCAACTAACTCATCTCCGCTTAATGATTTTGCAATATTAACCTTATTTGTGTTTTTATATGCTGTTTCCCATTGATTTCTAAATTCCTCACCAACCTCTAGTGTATTTCCAGCAACCTGAAGACTTGGGTGCCAAAACTGGATTTCAATGGAAGGACGAGCAGATGTCCAAGTTTCTGTATACATTATAATTCTCCTTAAAAATGAACCTATACTAGTATTTATGCTAGTTTGCGATTTATATTATTTTTAGGTAAATAGTTTTATAATTTAAGGAAATTTATGTTAAGAGTTACATCTACAATGACACGTCCAAGCTCAGAAAGTGCTTGGTTTTTTGAAGCAGACATTGAGGTAGCTAAAGTTCTAAACAATTTAAAAACAGCATCAGAAATTCAAAACTCGTCAACTTCGATTTCAAATGATAGTTTAACTTATATTGGGATATTTGAATTTAATAGCTATGGTGATTATTATTCATGGACTGAAAAAATCAGGGAGGCAGATGCTATGTTCCTTTTAAAAAGAAACGACTATATTGTTTCTAACGGGCATACTTTAAAAATTGAAGAATCAGTAGATAACGACACTTTATTGGTCGAAAAACAATTATAATTGACACAAATTCAATAATATAGTATAATACTTGCTTGTACCACACAAGCGAGTATTTTATGAATGTAGCAAATTACAAACAAAAGTATGCAAAAACGGGCTCAAACAAATTAGTTTTTCTCAAAAAAGATAAAATTAATAGCACCCATAAATGGGTAGAGTATGCGTTAGATATTGTAGATATGTCTTCATTGTTAATGCAAACAAATAATTTAAAAGACAAATATGCATTAATGGATGCATTAGATACTGCACAACGTAAAAAAGATTGGCATTATCGTCAAGCAAACTTTCGTTTGCAAGATGCCATGCGTATTTTTGAGGCAGCTAGAAACGTAGCTAAAAAGTAATTGACACAAATTCACTTTTGTGTTATAATATACACTTGTTCAACAAAGGAGTTACTATGCCTACTTTAACTACTGCACAAAGCGCACAAATTAATAACACAGAAGTATACACTTTAGATTATGAGGCAGAAGCCCTGCAAAGTTATGAGGACACAGGCGATGATCTCATGGACGAGCTTGAGGTACGTGCAACCAATGTTATTTTGGAACAAACAAACTGGGACGCCCGAGAAGATTTAGGTGGGATCACAGTTTACTTCAAAGATAACACTTTAGTTGCATTCTACGATTATGAGCAGTTTAAAGGTACTGTTTTTAATTAATTGACACTACATCTCTATGCTGTTATAATATAGCATAGAGATTTTTTTTGGAGACTAAATGTCTGATCCTTGCTATTATGTTATCAGTAGTTTAGAAGATCATAATCTTCGCACTAACAAAGAACAAATCATCCTTGCTCAAGCAGAGGCAGGCAACGATGAATTCTTTCATGGTTGTCGTCTTGCCTTAGACAGCACAATCACATTTGGTATTAAACAAGTTCCAGAACGTACAGGTCCCGACGGTCCTGGAGTTGATTGGGATTCTTTTACACTTATACTCACAGGATTTGTTAATCGCAGTATCACTGGCAATCTTGCTCGAGATACAATCAATGAATTAATGTCTAACTGCACTAATGCACAATGGAACGATTGGTATCGCCGTATCCTTATCAAAGATCTACGATGTGGTACCAGTGAAAAAACAATTAATAAAGTAGTGGAGAAGAAATATGCTAATTATGCTATTCCTGTTTTTGGTTGTCAGCTTGCTCACGATAGTGCTAACCATGAAAGCAAAGTCACTGGGAAGAGGTTTATCGAAGTTAAACTTGATGGCGTTCGTGTTATCACTATGGTACACCCTGATGGTCGTGTCAATATGTTTAGTCGCAATGGCAAAGAGTTTGTCAATTTTCCACATATAGCGGAACAGTTTGCCGCTATTGCAGATACATTGTTAGAGCCTTGGGTGTTTGATGGCGAGATTATGAGTAGTAGTTTTCAGGACTTAATGAAACAAGTACATCGTAAAAGTGATGTACAAGCCGAGGATGCTGTGCTACATTTGTTTGATTGTATTCCTTTGGTACATTTTGAACGAGGTACGTGGAATGCTACACAAGAATTCCGCAGTAATCATTTAACAGAGTTTATGCTTCATCATCAAGATTCATTGCCTAATATGACTATGGTGGGACAAGAACTTGTAGACCTGGACTCTAAGGCAGGTCAGAGTAAATACAAAGAGATTAATGCACTGGCTATTGAAGGCGGCTATGAAGGCATTATGATTAAGGATCCTATGGCTCCTTATGAGTGCAAGCGAAGTCATGCTTGGTTAAAGTTAAAGCCTTTTATTGAAGTATCATTGGAGGTACAAGGTGTTGAAGAAGGAACAGGACGAAATGAAGGACGATTGGGCGCACTCATCTGCGGTGGAGACGACGGAGGGCGGTATATTCAAGTCAATTGCGGTAGTGGGTTCACTGATAACGACCGCATTGATTATTGG